TCAGATTCGTTTATGGATTTGAAAATGGTGATACAGATAAACCAGTGACTCTGAGAGTTGTTGGAACCGTTTCAGACGTTGTTGGTAAAAGTAAAACAAAATATTTTAAAGAAGGAGACTCAATTTCTTTAAAATCATTTGGTGATAAGTACGACGATAGTGATGTTAGGTTCAGTAAATGGTTCTACAATAACGTTTCATATATTGATGTAGAATCCCTTGATTTGGGAGCATTAACATTTACTACAAAAGTAAAACACTACATTAACAAGTTCGATAGAGTTGATATTTTATTAAAAAGTGGTGCATTGGTCAGTGAAGATGTCAACATCGCTGCTGTTACATCTGAAACTAGTGTTCGTATTGATCCTATTTCCGAACCACTTAATGTAGACTTGGATTATGTTCTCAGAAAGAGAGTAGGATATTCAGTTTCAGATTTGGGTGTCGAATCTGGAATGCACAACATTCAAAACTCATTTACTGACGATCAAGGTAATTGCTATGTAATGTTCTCTGGTTTACCATCATATCCAGACATACAAGTATCAAATAGATCAGTAGGAATTGCAACCGGCGATATTGATATTACGGGAACAGGTGAAATAACAATTAATGATCATGGATTCGAGAATGGAGAGGTAATTCACTATATTCCAGCAGAAGGTACAAAGGATACCGCTGGTGATGTTTCCTCAGGCACATATGTTGTAAATGTAGTAAACTCAAATACGATTAGACTTGCATTAACGCACCCTGCTATCGAAAATAATATTTTTATTTTATTTCAAACAGTAGGAGTTTCTACACATACGATTACACCTATTGATTTGTACTCATTCAAGCAAGATGCAGTAAAATCACTGAAACCACAGAATCATTTTAAACGATTCCTTAAAACTCCACAAGATAAAATAGAAGACAACATAATTACTGGTCCCATTGGAGTTTCATTGAATGGCATAGAATTTCACTCTCCTGTGGGTCTTGACAGATATAACTATGGTCAAATTGATGAAGTTACCGTTATATCTTCTGGAAGTGGATATGATGTCAACTTTGTCCCTGAACTTTCAGTAAGTGGTGGTATTGGATTCACTGCCTTTGCTAATTGTTCTGGACATATCGATTCAATAAACTTGATTTCAGGAGGATTTAACTATGTTGGAACCCCTGCAGTTAAAATACAAGGAGGAAATGCCTCAGGAACTATTCTTGAAGCAAAGATGCGTGGATTTACACATAGTGTATCAGTTAGTGACTTTGCTGTATCTCTCAGTGCTAATCAAATCCTACAAACAGATCATAAATTCCTGAATGGAGAAGAAATAACATATATCGCTAGTGGAACCCCTATTGGAATTAGCAGTGCCAATGTAGGTTTTGAAACAACTAGACTTTCATCGGGAGCAACCTATTTCGTTCATAAGGTTGATGATGATAAATTCTCAATAACTTCTACATTAAGTGATGCTGTAAATGGAACAAAATTAATTGATTTTGATAATTTTGGAACAGAAGATCATACGTTTAGATCCAAAAAAATTAGACGCATAATTGATAGAATTGATATTGTAGAACAAGGAAATAAACTATCCACAAGAAAGATTGAAATTGATTCCCAACCATATCCACCAGAATTTGCAAAGAATGAATTTTCAACATTCACGGGAATCAATACACATCAAAATTACATTTATGCCAGAAATCATGGATTCTCTGATGGTGAGATAGTTTCATACAAATCAACTAATACTGTGGGTGGATTGAATACAGATTCCGTCTATAAGGTAAAAACATTAGATAAAGACAAGTTTAAACTTGCTCATGCAGGAACTGCTACAACTGTATCAGTTGATAATTACAATAAAGAGATATATGCTGATTTAACGAGCACTGGCGCAGGAATTCATACCATAGGTTATCCAGAAATCTCAATTACTATTGATGGATTAGTATCTGCTGGTAGCACTATAATACCATCATACTATAATGCATCTGCCACACCTATAATCACTGGTGGAATTGATGATGTGTTTATAAGAAATGGTGGAAATTCTTTCGGAAGTAGTGAATTGATTAATTATGAGAAAGGATTGAATACAAGACTTCTTAACGGTAAGGATGCGTCATTGAAACCACTTGTGAATAATGATGGACAAATTGAAACTGTTTATATTTTAGATGGTGGTTCTGAATACACGTCACCTCCAAAATTAACTGTTGATGGAGATGGTGATTTTGCAGAATTGGAAGCAACAGTAACAAACGGTAAGATAACCGCAGTTACTATCATCAACAAAGGAAAAGGTTATAAGGATGCAAACACTGCGGTGATTGTTGTTCCTACTGGTTCAGGCGCTAAGTTCATTTCCAATGTTCATAAGTGGTTTGTTAATGATGTTGAAAGATATAAGTCATTATTATCAAATCCAAACTTCAAATCAAAATCAAGAGATTATGTTATGCAAAAGTCATCAAGACCTGATGACAGTAATGCACTTGTAGGGTATTATGCAGGAAAATTTTATAGAAGTCTATTTACTGGAAATGCAAATATTGACGGTGCTCTAGACGAAGAAACTGATACTACCAAATTAAAGCACTCTCCAATAATTGGATGGGCATATGACGGAAACCCAATCTATGGACCATATGCACAAGAGAATGCAGTTCCAGTAGATGGGGTCTCTGGTAATATCAAGAGAATGCAATCAAGTTATAAGTTGGATCCAATAAGTGATTCATCTTTAAGACCTTCTAAATCAAATGGATTCTTTGATCAAGATTATGTCTACAACATGGGTAGTGGAGATCTTGATGAATATAATGGAAGATTCTGTGAGACTCCAGAATTCCAAGAGGGAAGATATGTGTACTTCTCCACCATGGATCAGTCTAGTGAGGTTCCATCCTACCCATATATTACCAAAAAACATTATAATGCTACTGACTCTTTCAATTATGATTACTTTACAGATCAATCAGATAAGATTATAAACACAGGTGAATACAACCGAATGGTAACTCACCTTGGAATCAATGATAATTTCAGAGATTATCCATTCTTATCTGAATATGCTAAATCAGCACCAAATGTTGTCGTCAAATCGACAACTGGATCAAATGTAACTGGAATTGATATAATTGAACGAGGATTTGATTACAAAGTTAATGAAAAGATTAATTTTACTACTGAGGCAATCAATGCACAAATTGCAGAGATTAGAGGAAAGAAAATTGAAACCATAACCACAGTTGAGAAGGAAAATAATGGATTAACACTTTCTGTTACAGATAAAACTGTAACTGCAATTGGTGCTACTCCCCATACCTATAGAAATGGAGATGTAATTGAAATTAGTGGAGTTTCTACAGACACATACAAAAATATTGAAGGTTTCTACAAAATTGGAGTTTCTTCGGCAACTAGTGTTCTCACAACTGCGATTGGTGCTACTTCCGTAACAGGAATTGTCACAGCACTCAATTTATTTGATTCCCCAGTAAAGAATAAATTTAGAGTTGATGATATTATAGTCATCGGCACTGAAAGAATGAAAATCATTGCCATTGATAGAATCAACAATAACTACAGAGTTTCTAGAAAAGAAGGTGGAGTTGAAACTGCACATTCAGTGAATGCTGTTGTGCATAGAGAAGAATATAACTTTAGTTTTGAAGTAGATAAAAAATTAGATGGTATTAACTTTGATATTGGTACTACTGAATACTTTAGTCCAGAAGCGTCTGTTGGTATTGGGTCACAGTATAGTTCCGTCATAGTTGGAACTGCGGGAAGTTTTAATATAACAAAATCAATTCCACCGAGAGCGATTTATATAAGAAATCATGGATTTAGAACTGGAGATGAGTTAGAGTATGTTTCATATGCTGGATCAATCACTGCTTCTCATTTGCAGGGAGCAGTTGGCATAGGAACCACCGACCCATCTGATTTTGAATCTTTCGGTATTCATCAATATAGCAATCTTTTTGCTGTAAAACTTGGAACTGATTATTTGGGAGTTGCCACTGAAAGAGTGGGAGTTGCTACAAACTATCTTCACTTTGTGGCAGCAGATGGAGATAATGTCAAATTTACTAAAAAAGTTAATAAGATAACTGCAGATACAAAACGAAGAGATGCCACAATCTTAACTGGTAAATCTCATGGGTTGATTCCTGGAGATAAGATCACATTAGATGTAACTCCTAGTGTTACTAATGAGGTTGTATTCAGATATAATGAAAATATGAGGAGACTCATTGTAGATCCTCTCGATATCGATGTTACTGGTGTTAGTACCACAGGAATAACAACTGATGTTGCTTCGGCAATAACAATAACAGATCATGAGTTTAATACTGGTGATGCAGTTGCATATATCAATAACGGACAGGACAAAGTAGTAGGATTGCGGAATAATGGTTCTATTTACTATGCAATCAAATACTCAAACGATAAAATTAGACTTGCTGAAAATTATTCATCGGCAACTTCATATCCTGCACAACATATTGATTTCTTACAGGTTTTAGGAGTAGGACCATTCCAACTCGCAAAAGTAGATCCAAAAATTGTTGCAACGAAAGGAACAAAAGTTTCTATTGCTGTTTCCGACACCACTTTATCAAATTATGATGTTAAATTCTATACTGATAGAGATTATAATGCACGATATGAATCAAAACTTATAGAAAGGAAAAATGATCCTGGATCTGCAGGCGCAGTTGTTAATGTTTCAATCGCAGATTCTCTGCCTAAAGTTTTATACTACAAAGTAGAAGGATCTAGTGCAAACGTTCATAAAACAAAGGACAACTTTACTGTTGGTGAATCTAGTATCGTAGTACAAAATTCTCAATATAATGGTTCCTATGAAATTATTGGTGCAGCATCAACTACATTTACATTTAATCTTCAAAACAAAGTAGAGAATGGATCTTATGTTCAGTCTGGTTTAACAACTGCATTTTATTCTACTACTGCTAGTGGTGCTATCGGTGGAGTCCATTCCTTAAAAATCTTTGATTATGGTTCAAATATAAAGACTTTACCAGTTGTCACTTCAGTTGCATCAACAACAGGTTATGGTGCTGAATTTATGGTAGAGTCCGATGGTATCGGAACCATATTAGACACACAGATTAAGTTCTCTGGAATTGAGATTCCAGAAGATAAAACCTTAACTCCAAAAGCAAAATCACAAATTCTTCTGACGCTGGATGACAATCTGAGACTATCTTCCGTTGAAGTCACTGATGGTGGTAAAAATTATAATAGTCCACCTAGAATTATCATACCTGGTTTCCCCGATGCATCTTTTGATGTTGAAGTTTTAGGAAATTCTGTCACTGCTGTTGATGTTCTGTTTGGATCTAGTGGTCTAAATGCAGATTCAAAGGTTGTCGCAATTAATAATCCAAACGGTATCAATGTAACTAGTGCAGTCTCCATTGGAAATACCGAAAATAGACTTTCAATTAAAGCACCAGCACCATTAGGATTTACAACTGCAAATCCATTCCCATTTGCAATTGGAGATGAAATTTTTGTTGAAAATGTACCGATTATTGCTGGCACTGGTGATGGATATAACTCTAGTGATTATGCTTATAAAAATTTCACTATCACTGGAATTAACACCGTAACTGGAGCAGAAAGTATTACATATTCAATAGTTGGTTTTGCTCAATCTGGCGGTGTATTTGATTCTGCAAATAATTTTGGAACAGTAGTCAAAGCATCCGATTTACCAACACTTGTCCCACAGTTTGAAAAAGTAAATTACAAAAAGGGAGAACTGGTAACTAATCAATCTGGCGCTTCTGCCGAGGTGGTAGAGTTTGATCCATCTAATGATACATTAAAACTAACTGACGTTACAGGCACATTTGGAAGAGGAGACATTCTTAAGGGAAGTGCTAGTAACTTAAAATCAACAGTAACATCTTTGGTAGAGTATGACTTTGATCTAAAAGTATCCAGTTCATTCCAAGATGTTAGAACTTGGAGTAATGATATTGGAAAACTAAACGATAATGCCCAAAGACTTCATGATAATGATTACTATCAAAGATTCTCATATTCAGTAAGAGGTCCAATTCCATATGAAACATGGAATGAACCTGTAAACAGTCTTGCACACGTTGCTGGATATAAAAACTTTGCAGAATATGAGATCAGTAATGTCACCATTCCTTCAGTTGGAATGACAACTATTACAACTGATTTGAATCTTAACCTGGTATTGTTAAATGAAGCATCTGTTCATAATCTATTCTTCTATGATTTTGTTTCTGAGGATACCAATAGTGCAAACTTCTCAAGAATAGTCAAATTTGATAGTAAAGTAATTACAGACTACAACAAGTCAATCACAAACAAAGTTTTGATGATTGATGATATTAGTCCTCAATTTACTGGATTAGTTACTTCAACTGGTGGTGGAATTATCGGTTTGAGCACGTTCTCACTGCTGAATGATTCTAACACAATGCTTCATCATGTATTCAATCCCGCTACTGCCATTGATACTTCCACTGGTTTGATTACCATCAATGATCATAACTTCCATACTGGAGAAAGATTAGTCTACACTCAAGACTCAGGTCCCATTGGTATCGCTGCCACCCATTCAGTAGGAATAGGAATCAATACTACTGTCAATCTTCCCAATGAAGTTTATGTGGTAAAGGTAACAGATAATACATTTAGACTCTCAATGGGATCATCTGAGACTAAATTATCTACACCTCATACAATCGGATTTGCAACTGTAACTGGATTGGGAACAGAACATAGTCTGTCAGTTGAAAGTGAACTTGCAATAACCAGAGGATTGATCACTATTGATAATATGATTCAGAGTCCAATTGCAAGAAAAGACATAACTGTCGGACTTTCTTCAGCAATTGGAGCAGCACATGCTGAAATTTATGTAAATGATCCAACAAAATTTGTTGGCAATTCACTGTTAAAAGTTGATGATGAGATATTTAAGGTTTCTGCAGTTGGTGTTGGGTCAACCAATTCACTTTCAGTAGAACGTGGATTCATGGGAACTTCTCCCGCTGCTCACTTAGTTGGAGCAGCACTCACAGCATTATCTGGTGATTATAGAATCCAAAAAGGCAAGATACACTTCAAAGATGCTCCATATGACTCTAGCACTTTTAGTGGAAGAATATTCTACAGATTGAACTATGATAACAACAAAATAGTTGATGATATTTCTGAAGAATTCGATGGTTCTAAGGATAAGTTTGATTTAACGGTAAACACTCAAGATGCTAGTGGAATCAATACCAGTTTTGGTGCGTTCTTAATTAATAACATCTTCCAAAGACCTTTCTACAATGATGTGGGTTCAGTACTTCAGTCAGACTATACGCTGGTTGGTGGTGGTGTTGGTGCTGCATCAACTATTGATTTTACTGGATCTCTTCCCGATGATTTGCCTAAGGGTGGAATTATTAATGAAATCACCGGTATTACTACTACTGGAGTAGGATATCAGGTTCCAAGAGCAGGATCTGCCTCAACCGTATTCATTAATGCTTCTGGTGCCGTTACTGCTGTTGGCATAGGAAGTTCTGGCGGTGGTGCAGGTTACCTGGTTCCTCCTAGAGTTTCAATTGCATCTACGACTGGGGTTGGTGCAGCAGTCACTGCTGTTATCACTGATGGTATCATAACCTCATTTGATGTGGTTACAGCGGGTTCTGGATACACTGCCACCTCTCCACCGACAGTAATCATAACACCTCCAGGACCATATAAGAACCTGCCACTTACAGGTGGAAGTGGATCTGGTGCAACCTTAGATGTTGTGGTTGGAGTAGGTGGATCTATACTTAATTTTGAATTGGCAGAAAACGGTATAGGTTATGAAGTTGATGATGTTCTGGAATTATCCGGAATGGAATTCCAATCTGTTGGTGTTTCTACCTTCCCTCTGAAAGTTACAGTTAAATCTAAATTCCAAGATAAATTTGCTGGATGGACTTTTGGTCAACTTTTGGAACTTGATGACTTTAGTGGGTTATTCAATGGAGTAAGAAAAGATTTCTATCTGACTAGAACAATTTTCAATGAAGAGTTCTATAGTATTGTTGCTGAGGCAGGAAGTGGCATCATACTTCAAAATAATCTTTTAATGTTCATTAATGATGTTTTGCAAAAACCAGGTATTGATTATACATTTACTGGCGGTACAAAACTCACTTTCGTGACTGCTCCTGACTTTGGATCTAAGTTTAAGTTGTACTTCTATACTGGTTCATCAAGTGATTATCAGTCAGATGATGTTGATCAAACTATCAAAATTGGAGATGCTCTAAGGTTGCAGAAATGGACTAATGGAGTTGTTTCTCAAACTAATAGAACAGTCTACGAATTGGTTGCTTCTGATACTGTAGAAACTGAAACTTACAGTGGACTCGGAATATCCACTGATGGTAATTTCCTCAGACCAACTATGTGGAGAAAGCAAACTTCCGATTTGATCATCAACGGTTTACCAGTTTCTAAGCAAAGAGACTACTTAGAACCCAAGATCTTCCCCAATACTAATATTATTGTAGGACTTGCTGCTACTCACAGTAAGATTTATGTTAAAGATGGTTGGTCTTTCAGCAGAATCGATGATATTGGTGGCATTTTGGATGATATCGTCATTGTCGGTGTTGGAACAACTGGCAATGCAATAACTGAATCTATAAATGGTGTCACATTCTCAGGTGATTATAATTTAGTTACTGGTATCGGTGCTTCTAATACTGGAATCAATACAACTACACCGATGCTTTATTTTGATGTTGTTGCTGATCCGGCAATCTTTGCTGATCCTGCAACTGCTTCAAAGATCAAGATATCTGGTATTACAACCAGTGATTACTTTGTGATAGATAAGACACTCATAGGTAGCGGTGTTACTGCTATTCTTGATTCGCCTCTGAATCCTCTTGTAGGGGAATCTACAGATTTCATTAATGGTGTATATCATGCACACAAAGTTGATGAACTCAATGCTACCACCAAGAGAATTTTTTCAAATGTTCAATCATTAAGTGGAATTAGCACAGCAGGTCTCTCAACGTACAGCACCAGTCATGGTTGTATGAGTTGGGGTGCAATAAATGTCACTAGAAATTCTGGGACAGCAAAAACATTCACTGCTCAAACTGGAAATGGTAATGCTGGTTTATCAACCTCCACGTACATCAGAAGAAAGGGTCAATATAAACTGGCTTACTAATTCTGTATAAATAATCAAAATTGTCAAAGAACCCTTCTGGACATGTCAGCTATAATTACTGATCAATTTAGAATATTGAATGCTGAGACTTTTGTCAAAAGTTTCACAGGTATTGGCACTACCGCCAATAATTACTACACATTTCTGGGTCATCCCAACCCAACAAACACTTTAGTTGATAATTATGGGACTACTGATTGGTCTACAAATCCTCCGGATCCTAAAGATTCATTTGAACAGGAAAGTTCATACCACGATAGTATGCTTTTCATGAAAAAGATCACTTCTAGTGATGTAGCAAGAGTCATACCCAGAAGAAATTGGACGGTTGGAACCACATATGATGTATATAAAAATAATATTGACATTAGTAATGGTGCTTTAGTATCAGACTCAAAGACTCTGTATAATGCAAGTTATTATGTAATCAACTCTGAGTTTAAAGTTTATCTTTGTGTCAATAATGGTGCCAATCCTGAAAGACCGAATGGTCAAAAGTCTTTATACGAACCAAATTTTGTAGCAACTTCTATCAGTCAAGCAGGTGCTATTGATGATGGATATCGTTGGAAATATTTGTATACTTTGACTCCCTCCGAGATCATCAAATTTACTACAGATAATTATATACCGGTTCCACAAAACTGGGGTGCGGGAGAAAGTGCAACTATCAAAGATGCTGCTGTTGATGGAAAAATTGAAACTGTAATTATCAAATCAAGAGGATCTGGATATCAAAAGACTGGAGGTAGTTCTACTGCAACCATCACCGGAATCCCAATTCTTGGAAATGGAACTGGAGCAACAGTCACAGTTCAAATTTCTGGAGGAGAAGTCTTATCTGTTACGATAGAAAATGGTGGAACTGGATACACTAAAGGACTTATAAACTTTAGTTCTTCTGCTATTACTGAATTAACTGGGGGGACTGGTGCCAGTTTTGAGGTTATAATCCCGCCAAAGGGTGGACATGGATATGACGTTTATCGCGAACTTGGAGCATTCCGAGTCATGATGTACTCTAAATACGATAATGAATCCGATTATGTAACTGGAAATACTTTCTCCAGAGTTGGAGTTATTAAAAATCCAGTTCAGTTTACCGGAAATGATCTGTACACAGAGCAGACAGCAACTGCTCTGGGCGCACTAAAGTTAAAGTCTAGCGTTGGATCAGGAACCACTGCAGGAACTGTTTATAACTTGAATGCTCAAATTAGTCAAACAGTTGGTGCTGGACAAACTGCAATTGGTTATGTTGCTTCTTGGAATCCAAATACTGGTGTTTTGAGATATTATCAACCGGTAGGTTTCGTGACCTCCACATATGCGGGAACTGCAGGAAATAGATTGTATGATTTCGCTGGTGTAGAGAATCCTATTCAGGGTGCTGCAAGTGGAACTCCATTGATACCTGATGTAAGCATGGACAATGTAAGTTCAGTAGTTGTTGGTGGGGCTACAGTTCAATTAGGGCAAACATTTAATGATGGAAAAGCAAATCCGGAAGTAAAAAGATACTCCGGAGAAATAATCTATATAGACAATAGGGCCCCGATCACTCGATCAGCATCTCAAAAAGAAGAAGTAAAAGTTGTAGTAGAGTTCTAAACAAATGACCCAAAATACCAATCTAAATGTTTCCCCTTATTTTGATGATTTTAGCGAAGATAACAACTACAATAAGGTTCTTTTTAAACCTGGATTTCCAGTTCAGTCTAGGGAACTAACAACTCTACAGTCAATCTTACAGAATCAGATTGAAAGGTTTGGACAATACTTCTTTAAAGAAGGGTCCATGGTCATTCCTGGTGGAAACTTTTTAGATACTTCTTATTTTGCGGTTCGTATTGATCCACAATTTTTAAATATTCCAGTAAGACTCTACACTCAATATCTGGCAACTAATGGAATAGAAATTGAAGGTGAAACTTCAGGTGTTACTGCCAACGTAGTCAATAGACTGACTGATATAGAGTCTGTTGATGGATATGATACTCTGTATATTAAATACAAGAAATCTGGTCCAGATGGCACTACTAGAACATTTATTGATGGAGAAAATCTGATAACGAAGTCAGATATTGAATATGCAAATACCAGAATTACAGCGGGCAGTTTGTTTGCTAGAACCATAGCATCAGAATCAACTAAAACTGGTTCTTCTGCATCAGTTAGTGAAGGTATCTATTTCATTAGAGGTTTCTTCGTTAAAGTACCATCCAGCACAATAATTCTCGATCAATACACAAATACACCAAGTTATAGAGTTGGTCTTAGTGTATCGGAGGAAATTGTAAGTGCATCATCAGTAAATAGTGATCTTTTTGATAATGCTAAAGGATTTTCAAATGAATCTGCTCCCGGAGCAGATCGTTTTAGACTCTCAGTAACATTAACTAAAAAGGCATTGACTGATGCCGACGACTTGAGTTTTGTCGAATTGATGAGAGTTGATAATGGATATAGAGAAGAATTTGTAGACAGAACAGAATTTGCTACATTTAAAGATGAATTAGCAAGAAGAACATATGACGAGTCGGGTGATTATTATATCAAACCATTTAAAGTTGAACTCAGAGAAACTTTAAATGATAGATTGGGCAATAGAGGTTTATATTTCAGCAATCAAGTAACAAAGAACGGAAATACTCCTAATGATAATCTTTACACCGTTCAGGTTTCACCTGGAAAAGCATATATTAGAGGAAACGAAATTGAAACAAAAGCAACAGTATCTATTGATTCAATAAAACCAAGAACTGTTCGTAGCAAAGAAAA